CGCTTACTTCTATTCCGTCTGCACCAAACTCTTCACCAAATTGTTCTTGAAGATTAATAGAAAAATCTCTTAATGCTCCTCTTAAATTCATTCTTACACTAGAGTCTAATCTTCTATGATAACCACTTTCCCATTCAATAGTCTTAATACCACTAGCACTTAATTCTCTTACCGACTTTCTTAAAGCACTATTAAAGCTATCTTTACCTTGTATTAATGCTACAACACTATCATCTATTACTTCTTGATATGCTTGAGCTAAAGGTGTAAATATCTTTCTTCCGTTCTTAATTCTTACAAATCCTAATGTATTTGATAGATTTTTATAAGTTTCTTCAGTTATTTTAGAAATAGCTCTTACTTGCTCTTGTAAAGCTTTATTCTTTTCATATGGAATATATTTCATATCTCTATATTCATAGAATTGTTTAGCAAATACCAAATTCTTTTTAGCAACCTCTTTAAACATCTTTTCTATATCTTTTTCATTTAATTCAGTTACTTTAGCTAATTCTTTAACAATAGAGTCATAATCTCCACCATATTTAAGTATCATTGCTAAATCAAAAGCTCTAGAAGGAGGAATATCACCTAATTGTTTTAATACTTCTCCTATCTTCTTTAAAGTATATGTATTTACTTTCTCTATACGTCTAACAAGAACATCAACTAAATTGTCTATAACTTCTTCGTTTAGCATTATTCACCTACTAATTCTTCTGCTGTAGGATTATTTTCTTTTATTTCTTCTAATTTTTGTTTAGCTATTTCTTCAGTTTCACCAAATATTTTCATTCTATATTCTACTTTACTGATAAGTCCTTGTGACTCTTCTCTCATAGCTCTATTACTTTCTGCTTCTTTATCTTCTATAATAGAGTCATCAAATTGTATTACCATTTCATCAGTATTGATATTATAAGTTCCAAATTGACTAGAAGCATAAGCTACAGCTTTTACCAAATCATATATAGCACTTTCATATCCTACTTCCAATTTCTTTTTACGTCTAAATAGTTTAGAGTTACTACTTACTACAGCAGTGGCAGTAGATAAATTAGTTCCGTCAAAGTGATAATGGTTTTCACCAAATCCTACTTTATTACCTAGTATATTTAATTCGGTATTTAAAGAAGCTACTTGTTTATCAGTTCTTAAATCATCACTTTCACTTTGTATTAAATCGTCTTTACTAACTCCTTTAGGTAATTGATAAATAGATATATCATTATCATCAAATACAGCTTTTTGAGTTCCATTTTCATAGTTAAACATATCAGCTCTAGCAAATATTCTTTTTCTACCTAATTGTAATTCGTTTCTTACTTCATCAAATGCTAAATCTACAGCTTTTAAGTTATCTATAGCATTAGCATAATGAGGTATACCAAATGGGTTATTATCAAATAAATTGTTTGTTAATAAAGGTTTAAATATAGTAAACCATTTAATATTAGATTGAGTAGGAAATTCTTTAATAGTATCTTCTTGCTCTATTTCATTTAGTGTTCCATTTGTTTCTTGGAATAAATGATTGATAATAACATAATTGCCATTATCATCTTTTTTATGGATAGACAATACTATGTATTTATTGCCTTTTATGTATTGAGTACTAGCAAAAGCACATTCGGTAATCTCATTATTATTCCAAGTTAATGGGAATATATTATCTACACTTACTAAATCAACTCTAGTTTTAGCATTTGTTACATCTAAAGTCATAGCGTCTTCATTTTCTATAATGTCATATACACTTGTTACTATTGCACTTGTACCTAATGCTCCACTCTTTTCTAATGCACTATTAATCAATACATATAAGTCTAATTCATTAACTAATATATCAAATTGGTCTTGGTCTTTTTCATCTTTTAATGATATTTTACATTTTTCACTCCATAAAATATCACTCCAGTCTTCACTTATCTCTTTAGCCATATTCATAGTATATCTTTGTTGTTTTACTTTTCTTTGTCCGTTATATATAAAGTAATTATGGAAAGACTTTACATTGCCTTTATACCAACTCTTCCATTGTTCTAAATATGTTTGTATATCCTTTCTTACTTGTATATTATAACCATATTCTTTTTGCAAAAAATCTTCTAATTGCATATAATCACTTCCTTTTTATCATTATCTTTACAATTTGTAGGTGTTAATCGTCTTATTTTATATCACACCTCCCTTATATTCATTACTAATTTATCATAGAACGGAAACATACTATATTCACTAGCGTCTAAATCATCTATAGGAGTAGTCCCGTCATCTAATCTAGTATCAGGTTTTTTATCGTCCCATACAGCCATTTCATAAGCTTCCTTTAAATATTTACATTTATTTAATATAAATCTTCTACCTTGTGCAAATAGTATTTGGTCCATATATATTCTATCAATTATTTTACCCTTTATACAATCTTCGACTCTTAAAGGTATTGCGTGTTCTTGTAAATATCTATTTAAGCCATATGTTAATACTTGTCCTAATGCTCCATAATCAGCAAAGCAATGAGTTACTTTACCATATTCTTCTACAACTCTTTTATAAAACTCTATAAACTTTTCATACATCTGCTCGGGTGCATATAAACCTTTTAGCTTCATTTCATCTATAGACCACGCTTGTTTGAAATATGGAGTTATTCCTGTTGCTTTAAATTCAGTTTCACCTTCAGTAGCTCCGTAGTCTATTCCTATTGATACTATTAAGAAATTTATTTTATTTCCGTGTTCATCAACAGCTTTTTCTCTCATAAACATTTCACTATTATTTACTAGTTGCTTATAGATTAATCCTTCGGCCACAACCCAAAGACCCAAGATGAACCTTTCGTAAAATACTCCACCCATACTTTGATATTCTTTTTTTAATTCATCAAAGTATTCTTCATTTTGTTGTTTTAATATTACATTATCGTCTAATGTAAAAGTCCATACCTTTTTATTTATTTTATCGTTGTCTATTATTTGTTGTTTTACCCAATGCGTTGGAGTATCAGGGTTAGTTGTTGCATATAATTTAGCGTCTTTAACTGATAAACGAGATAGCAACATTTTATAAAAGTCTTCAGGTATTTGTGTTAATTCGTCTACATAAGCTCCACCTAGAGTCATACCCCTTATCTTTGCTTCTGCTCTATCATCATTAGCACCTTCTAACCAAACTGTCCTACCGAATAGTTTTCCTGTCTTTTGAGATAATGAGAATTTAAAATTGTTTTCGCCTACTAAATCTTGTAATAAACCCAAACAATTTCTTTTTAATGCTGTTAAAGTTTTACCAGTCATTAGAAATTCTACATTTTCAGGCATAGTTCCTACAAATATCGCCCATTGTAATAATGATATATAAGTCTTACCACTTCTTACACTTCCAGTTAATAGATTTATACGTTTGTCTTCATACTTTAGAAATTCAAGTTGTTTTGGATTTAATAATTCATTAATCTTTCTTGTCATTAGCTAAAGCTTCCTTTATTTCATTTAATATACCATTACTAGCTACTTTAATTTCATCATCTACTACTTTATCTCTCCATTTATTAGCTTTTCTATTCTTAAGCCAAAATATTTGAGCTGTAGTATCAGGTGGAACGTGCATTTCTTCTTCGGTATCTACAACATCTCCGTCTTTTGTTACTTTTTGTTTATGTAAAGTTATAGTATATCCTAAAGCTTTTTTTAATAGAGCATTTTCTACTTCAAAGTCCACAACTTCCTTACCTTTTTTTAAGGTAGTCGAAATAGTCGGTTCTTTTTTTTTCCATTCTTTCAATGTAGTTAAACCAATTCCCATATTTTTTGCTATTTGTTGTTGTGTTAAACCATCTCTCGCCCAACCCTCAAGGAGTATAAGCTTATCTTCTTTTAACCATTCGTCTATTTTAGCCAATAGTATCACCTCTTTAGATTTTACTCCTTTGATTTTATTATAACAAAAAAAGAGAATAAAACAATATTACTCTCTAATTATCTAATACAAGACACTTTATATACGTACTCTATCCAGTTGAGTTATAAACCTAATAGCAGGTTTAGTTGGACTCGAACCAACAACTTCGGCATTAAAATTGCTTTTTCCTATATTTTCATATTTTGCTGTAAGTGTCTTTAAATTGTTTATATTATAACAAGCCTATATTATTTTACCAAAATAAAGTTACAGTTTATCGGTTTAATATGCAGTAATAGGCTTTATTAATTTCTATTTAAACAAAGGTCATTATTGCTTGTACCAAAAACAAGTGCCATAGGCTCGGCTATTATTTGCTGTAAGACCTTTTAAGTATTTTTTTATTTAACAAGACCATTTATTTCTCGTGCCTATACCAATTTGGCTACTCCCCCATAATTAAAATGGTGGGGGAGGTTGGATTTGAACCAACATTTTCGGGTTTATCAAACCTATAATTTATTGCAGTAATGGTCTTTAATAGTAATCTAATTATACAAGAGCCTATTAAATTTAATCCTTGCAGTACGTTTTTATAGGTAAATGTACTAAACCTTAATGCTGTTCGGCTCTTTAACTACTAATAATTATAATACAATTATCCTCTATAATCAATATCTTTTTTGTACTTTTCTAATATTTTATCAATATAAGTTGTCATATCGAATTTATTTTCTAATAATTTTAGCATTTGAATATTGTAGCCACTTAAATAGATATTTCCATATTCATCAAATTCAGGTACAGTCTTATTTCTATCGTTTAAGTTCCACCAAATTATTTTAGTTTCTGCTCCATATTCTTTAAATATTTTCATTGTTTTTTCTTTAGATTGCATAGAACCACAATCAAATTCCATATCACTTAAAACTATTAAATATTCAGGATACTTCTTAAGTCCTTTTAATAATTCCATTACTTTACCAAAATCGGTATTTGAACAATCTCCTGTATACATTGACTTATATTGTTCTTTTAATGTATCTCCTTTGATTGTTAGTAGTTGAGGTCTTGAACTAAATGATATTAATTGTCCTTTAGCATAAGTTGAGTGCATTGATAAAGCGTGAGCTATTGAATTGGCTTTGTCAATTAAATCTCCTGAACCAAACCAACCCATTGAACCACTTGTATCTAATATAACGATAGCATTCATTTCTACGCCTAATGTTTCATTATCTTCTATCTTTTTAGCTACTACTTCTCTAGCTTCATCTTCCTCACTATTAAAAGTGTTTTTAGTAGCTGTCTTATAACTATCATATACATTAGCTGTATTTACGTTTATTTTAGCTTTGTTTTCTTTAACTGCTTTAATATATTCTAAATATCTATCTTTTAAGTCTTCTCTAGTACTAAAAGTATGTAAATATTTAGTCATTGCTAAACTTGGTACTTTTTCAAAGTCTATTTTATCTACTAGAGGGTGTTTATAATTACCTTCTTTAAATAAATCATTTAAAGGAGTTCCTTCTTGTAGTTCTGCATAAGATAGTTTGTATTCAGTAGTACTATCGGTTTTAATAAATGCTCTATATTCTTTTTCAGTCATATTCCACATTTTACATAGTGCTTTAGCTACTCTTTTATCTTTACCTGTTAATCTAGGGCACCATTTCTTTGCTAAATCATTATTATGTAGTCTAATATCATAATATAAATATTCCAAATTTTCTTTTGTTGGTATATGCCATAAATCATCTAATCTACCTGCTGTAGCAATATTTGGAGCAGATACTTTAGCTTGATACATTAGTCTTCTACCTAAATCACGTCTACCAAGACCAAATCTAGGGTCTCTTATATACATAGCAAATAATTTTTCTTTTTCACTATCTCCTATAGTTGCTTCTTCTAGATGTTTTTCAAAGTATGGAGTCATAAAGAATAAATCAGTTAAATTATCTCCAGTTGTTTTATATGCCTTATCTCCATTTTCAGTGTATTTTTCATTCATTAATTTTATTAATTCTTTCATACTAATCCTCTCTTTCCATTAATATCATTATACTATATTTAAAAGATTTATTCAATATAATTTTACTTTTCTTTTTCCACTTCTAAACTATCTAAATACTTATTTGCTTGAGTCTTACTTAATCCACTATGATATTGGAAGTAAGCTGTTAAAAAGCCTAATCTTTTGTTGAATTTATCATCTTTAGACCTTTTAACTATTGTTTTTTCCTCTTCATCTTCGTCCCAAAATAATATAGTAGCTCCTTTGTTTATTATATATTTTTTAGGTAATTGCTTTTTATTGTTAAAACCAAAGTCATATCCTATACGTATGCTTGGATAATTAATTGGTTTAATGGTAAAAGCTTTTGCTAAAGCGTCAGAGTCAAGTTGTACTCCTGACAAAGTTAAAGTTGTTTTATATTCATTATCCATAATTTTAATTCCTTCCTTCTATTATTATATCTTTTACTTTATACATATATGGCGTAAGTAATTTCTTTAAATATACAAATTCTCTTACTGGCATTGCCTTATATATATGTAACACTTGAGTATGAATGTTATATTCTGCTTGATATTTTTTTAACCAATCAAATATATATTTCATTTTTTATTCTCCTTTTTATAGCTTATACCATTATCTTCTTTTATTCTCTTTAGTTTTACTTCTAGTGTTCTACCTTTAAACTCCTCTAGGATAGCTTTCATTTCATTTAATTCTTGTATGGTATACTTTCTAAAGTCTTGTTCGTACATTATCTTGATAAATAACTGATACATTATTCTTTCTCCTTATCTTCTTTTTCCTATTTTATAAACTAAATATAAACAAACAATGTCAATTATTAATGAAATAAATTGATATATATTCATTATTCTTTCTCCTTAATTATTTCATCTATTTTTATATCTAAAGGCTTTGTATTTATCATATAAATAACATTTCCTAAATATGTTAATTGAAAAGTATAATCATCTTTGTAACCTTTCAATGGTTCTTCTATATCAACTAAAGTATTTTTTATATGTTGCAAGTGTTTTATAGCTTCTTCTTTACTTGTTAAGTCTATCATCATTGTCCTCTATTTGTTCTACATTGTCTATATGATAAGTTCCACAGCTTTTCCAACCTATATATCCACCTTTATGAGAATAATTTAGTTTAACCTTTTTGCCTATATTTTTTTGCAAATCTTCAATCAATTTACTTTCATCAATATATACGCAGTATTCAGTTTCATCTCCTTGTTCCGTATAAGCACTAGATTTTAAATAAACCTTATAACGTCTAAAATATATTCCTTCTAAATCTACTGCTGTAATAACTCCTTGATGAGAACCTTTGGTAGGTGGATAATTTATAAATCCGTGGAAACAACCATAAATAAGTAATCCTATACCTAAAAATCCACAAATAATACAAATTACACCCCAACATTCTTCAAATATTTCGTCATATATACAATAAAATACCATACACGCAATAAATAATACTATTATTAAAATTATTAAAAACATACTTATCTCTCCCCTTCTTGATTATCTATATTACGTTCTATAATTATATTATCAATTATCTTTTCGATTAAATCAAATGAAATTCCTGTTTTAATAAGTTCATTCACCAAATTATTATAATGATAGTTCTTTAATTTAACATTCAATGTATCATTTAGATTTACATTGTCTTTTATTACATTTTTAATGTCATATTCATTATTACTTATTACTTCTTCTTTTAGATAATTGCACATTTTGTCATAATTGGAATTAATATTTTCTGCTTTCCTTTTGTATTCTTTGATTTCATCTAACATTTTTATATAATCTTCTAATTTTAATACTACTTTATTTTCTTCCATATTATTCTTTCTCCTTATCTAATATTTCTAAAACATTGTTTAATATATCTCTTGTATATTTTCTCGTGCTAACGCCTACTAAAATTGTTCTTTTAAAATTTTCGTGTTCTATATATTCTCTTGCTTCTTTTATGATAGTTGTTAATTCTAAATTCTTAATATTTAATCGCATTATTTTTTCTTCTTGTCTTTCTATTTTCTTTAATGCTTTTTCTAATTCATCATATACTTCCATTACTCTTTATCACTTCCTTTTAGCATATTTAATAATAATTTGCCTAATTTCTTACTTGTGCTTGTTGGTATAATCAAAGGCTCACCTTTTTCACCTATACTATTAACATATTCTTTGAGGTTTTTTTCATATTCTTTATCACTTATATATATTTTAGGAAGTTTCACTCCTTATCAACTCCTTTGAGTTTTTGTAAATATTTTAAAATTGAATAATAACAATCTCTTGAAGTAAGCCAAGTATTTCTTACTCCTTTTCTTTCTTCCCAATTTTCTTCTCGTTTATTGTATTGTTCTAATTGCTCTTTTATTAGTTTTTCTAATGTTTGTTCTAATTCATTTATGATATTATTTAGTCTTTCTATTTCTGCATTTGCTTCTTTTAAACATTTCTTTGTTTCTTCTAAATCTTCTTCTATTGAATAATCTAAATTATATTCTATTAATTCATTTAATTGTTCTTCACTCACTCTTTATCAACTCCTTTGAGTATTTCTAGTAATTCTTCACTATCAGTTTCAATTAATTCTTTTTCGTCATCTAATATATAACAACTCCAAACATTTTTTTCTATATACTCTATTGCTTTATCTACTTTTTTAGCTTCGTCATAAAATTTACTTTCCCATTTTGTACTTTCAAATGTTAGTCTTTCTATTTCTTGTTTTAGTTCTATATTTTCTAATGTTAAATCGCCTGTTAATCTATCATAATCATTTTTTGTTATAATAATCTTTTCAACATTTTCAGGAAATAAAGCTTTAACCTTATTCATTTCTTCTATCACTCTTTATCACTTTCTTTTATAAAGTTTACAATGGTGGTGATTTCATCTTGATACATTTCAACATAACCTGTTTCTTGCAATATTGAATATATTGTTCGCCAAGCCTTTATTACTTCTTTATTCACTCTTTATCATCTCCTACTATTTTGTAACCATCTTTATATTCTTCTAGTAGTGTAGTTGCTTTTATATGTACTATCTTTGCCTCATCTTCTTCCAACCAACAATAACTATAAAAGCCGTCTATATGGTCAAAAATTATGATATATTTTTCATAGTATAATTTAATATTTTTATGTTGAGGTAGCTCATATAGTCTTTTCACTTTTTATCACTTTCCTTTAATGCTTGCCTTATTTCTTCATCAACTTGGTATAATATTTCTTCATAATCTACATAACCTCGTAGCATTTGTCTTAACATAATTTCTCTTTTATTGTTTAAAATTCCTTCTATCTTTTCTTTTAGTTCTTTCACTCTTTACCACTTCCTTTTATTTAGTATGTTTATTATTTTTCTTAAATTCTTATTTATTTCTTCTTCTTCTTTTTTTATTTCTGAAAAATGAATATCCAACTTAATAAAAAGAAGTACAACCCATATACATAATGTCACCCAATTAACAATATTCACTTTTATTACCTCCTTAATACCAACCTATTCTTTGGCTATGACTCCAAGCTTCACTTGGTGAGCCATATCTTTTTTTAATATAATCTAGCCCCCATATAACCTGTGTTCTCCAATTAGTCCTATAATCAGTTCCTTTACTAGCTTTACTACAAGGGTTAGCTTGAGGTATACCACACGCACCACTCTTTTTATTTACAGCGTATGGGTTCCAACTTGACTCTCTATACCATAATAGTACAAGTTTATTATAATCTTCTTCAGTCCAACCATAACTTAATACTAGACTATGAGCATAGCTTTGTATTTCTCCTACATTGTATCTAACTCTAGTACGAACGACTTTTTTACGTTTTTTTTGTATTTTTTTCTTTGTAACTACCTTTTTCTTACTTTTTGAAAGAACTTTTTTCTTCTTTTGCACTATTTTTTTCTTTTTTTGTGCATTTTTAGCCACTTTAATTGTACTTGCTATAGTTATCTCATTTTTTGCGATAACTGGCTCATTCCATACCAATAACACCCCTGTAAGTATTATTGCTATATTCATTTTATTTCTCCTTATTTATTATATCTATTATTTCATTAACTTTTTCTATTAAAGATACTCCATTTACTAAAATATCTCCGTCTTGGTCTTTGTTGAATACTAAATTTTCTATCTTATTATCTTCTTCTATCTTCTTTTCTTCTTCTATTATTATTACTTTTTCATTTAGATTTCCTAAATCATATCTTATACTATCAGAAAAATAATCTCCTTCATTATCTATATATCTCCCAGTTTCGTCTAGTTCAAATATTAAATTATTATATATGAACGTTTGAGGTATTTCTTCATTATTTGCTATTTTATTAAGTAAATTTATAATTTTCATATTATTCTTTCTCCTCCTCTTCTATATCTAATTCTAAATCGTCTTCATCATCTATAATAGATAATAAACACATCATTACCACTCCTATTATTAATCCTAATAATATTCCACTAAAGAACTCCATTAATTATCTCCCCTTTTATATATATATTTTGCATATCTTGATTTATTGCCATATCTATCAGTAAACTCTATCCAATCATTTTCTATATTCATATCGTATTTGTGCCTTAAATTAAATATAATAGCACTTAATCTAGTAGCTCCATATTCTTTTATAGCTTCCCAACTAGTAATACTACCGAAAATCTCTAAATGTTTTAGTACAGCTTCAGTCTTTGTCATTAATACCACCCTCTACAATATCTTCTAAACATATCATTATTTTTTAACTGAAATAATACTTTTTCTATTTCATCTTCATTTATATTTTTTTGTCTTAATATATGAATTATATAATCTATTCCATATTTATATATATCTATTATAGGTAGTTCTATAACAAATCCACATTTAGGAGGATTTATATAATTTTCTACTTTTGAAACACATATATCATTTTTATAACTTTCATAAATTTTAGGTTTTTCTAGTTTATATCCACTAAAGTAAATTAATAAATCAAACTTAATAGGTGATATTTCAACCTCTCTTAATTGCAAATCATATAATTCTTCTGCTTTTACTTCTATTGTATTTTCTTTAGGTTCATTAAAGTCTATGATTGTCCCACAATATTCGCATTTATGATTATATGAATGTTCAATAGGAGCTCCACAATTTTTACAATTATATTGCTTCATATTACCACCATAACGTAAAGAATATTAATTTTAGTATATTAAACATTTCCCCAGTTTTTCTTATAATTACTTTAGGCTCACTTAAATTATAATATTCTTTTTTTAAATAATTCGTTATATCTATTAGTTTTTCTATTAATTGCTCTTGTGTATATTCTTTTCTTTTATATTTAAATTTATGAAAAGTTAAATCTACTATTTCACTTGCATTATTATAATATTCTTTTAGATTTTTATTTAACCATACTATTAATTCATAATCTAAATTCCAGTCTATAGGAGTTTCTTTTTTTGTTTTATCATATTTAGCAACTTTTTCAGCAGTTTCTAAACTTAATAACTCATAATTCATATTTTAAGGGTAAGGGCATTAGATTAATCAACGCCCTTTTCTCCTTTCATAACTTTTAATTTGTTTTCTTGAGCTTTAATATAATCTTTTCTTCCGTTTGCTTTATTTCCGTACTTTTTGTAAAGTGATTTTCTATATTCCGTATAGATAAATATAGGATAACCTAATTGCTCGTTATAAATATCTTCTATACTTTGTAAACAAGTAGCAGTAGAGTTCCAATTTTTCATAATAGAATTTCTTTCTTTTAACTTCTCATATAATCTATCTAAATCAACTTCATCAATAGTAGTACATATAAGTATCGCATATTCTAAATAACTTTTTGAACCATTTTTGTAAGTCATTTCATTTAAGCATTTTCTTAAATATTGTAATCTTTCTCTAGCTAATTCGTATTGTCTTTGGCTTACTAATAATTCTCCATTATATATTTTCTTTTGAATTTTATTTGTTTCTTGTGTAGCCATTATAACAGCTAATATTGAAATATCCGCAAAATCTTCTATTAACTTTTGAGTGTAGATATATGATTGCATTCCTCTATCGGCATAAGATTTAATATAATCTCTTATAGTCCAATTTGTTTGGTGAATATTCATTGATAAACATTCCTCAATACCTGCTCCTTTGTGAACAATATATTCAACTGGCATTCCTAAAAATTCTAACGCTTCTAATCTACCTTGTCCGTCTATTACTTCCATTCTTTCGTTTACTATAATTGGTGATGTTATGTAACCTACTTTATTAATACTTTCTACAATCTTTCTAATTCTAGTTGGTGATACCTCTCTATTACCTTTTAATCTTTTAAATCCTTTATAGTTATTTGTTCTTTCTATTTTTTTCATATTTAATCCTCTCCTTTTTAATAATTTTTAGCCTCTTACAGCTCTTTTTTTAATTGTTCGGTGTATTTGTATATTCTCGTTGTAATTGGTTTTCTATCAATCTTATTTCTAGTTTTAACGTATTGATAGCTTCTTGATTTGCTTTATATATAGCTTCTGCTACATCTCTTTTAAATCTAGCTTCTGCTACAGCAGGTATTCCATAGCATATAAGAGTAATAACTCCTATAGCTTGCCCTTCATCACGTAATTTCAAAACTTCTTGTCGCAATAGAATTTTATAATCTCTTTCAGCTTCGGCATATTTAGAACCATTTTCACTTAATCTTTTAAGTGACATATTTAATTGCTGTAATTTATAATTAAGTTCGTTATATAAATCCATAACTACCTCCTAAAAAGGTAAATCAGAGTCGAGTATTTCAATATCATTTAGCTTGACTTCTCTTCCAAACTCCTCAAAATCATCTTTAGTATCTTGTTTTACAATATCAGTTTCTTTGCTATGCTTAATAGTATCTTCTAATCTTTCAAACTCCATTACAAATATATAAGGTATTGTAGCTTTATCTTTGCTCTTATAAAAAGTTAGAAAAGCGTCTTTGATATATATTTGGTCTTTGTTTTCAAATTCTATTCCTTGTTTGAATTGAATATCTACATATCCATTTTCATAAGTTCCGTCTTGTTTCTTTTTAGATAATCCAACTTTATAGTATTTCTTGCCATTATATTCTTTTACGAATATCATACAAGGTTTATCAGTTTGTACGTTCATTTATCTTTCCCTCCTTTATAAGTTGTTTTTCTGCTTCTTCTAACATATTGGGTTTACTTAAACTTTCTTTTTTATTCTCAAGTGTTTTTATAGATTGCTCGATTTCGTTATTTTTAAGCTCATCTAAAGACTTTCTACCAAAGTGGGTATAAATACTACTTTCAGGTGTTTTTGTTTCTAATATAAGCCTTTTTAATGTGTTTAATGGTGTATTATTTTCTTCATTTAATAGTTCATAACACTTTACTATAATTGAACTTGCTTTATTAGAATTAATTAACCATTCTATGTATTGCTTGTCTTCTTTATACACTTGCTCAAATGTTTTACCCATATGCTTTTTATAATTTACTATATATGACTTTGCTTTCTCTAATGTTAATCCTTGAGCTTCTACATCTTCTTCGTTTGGACTTGGTTTAGAGTCAGGGTCATTTCCTGTTGGTATTTTATATGCTTTCATTATTGCGTATTTATCTGCATAAGTTTGAGCTTTACCAAATCCTTTGTCTCCAGTATCTATAGCTTCACTATATGATATAGTCTCAATAAACTCTTCAATATTATCTACGTTGCAAAATCTATATGTTGTTCTTAATTTAGCATAATAAGTTATAATCTCTTTTTCATTTCCGTCATAGTCTAACACTATCTTCTTTTGTTTTTCACTTTCTATTAATTCTCTATTAATAGGATATGAATAAACTCTATATTTTGCTTCAAGTTTTTTAATAGCTTCTAATATATCTTCTTCAGCTACTGCTTTATATGATGTTTTACCTGTTCCTACTTGTAAATTCTTTTGTACTTTCTCTACCTCGCTAGTAATCATCATCATCTTTTCAAGCAATTTTAATTTTTTAATTTCCTCTAGTTCCATAGTTCCTCCTATTTTATTTGTAAGTTTTGTTTTTCTATTATTTGACAAAATGGTATTTCGTTTCCATTTTTCAATTCTTCAGTTATCCCCTTTTTATCAAATGACGTTGTAACTTTCTCTTTTAAATATTTTGAATATTCGTCATTGCCTTTTAAAAAGTTTTCTAAATCTACGTCATTATCTATTTGTAGACTTTTGCTACTTCTATATGATACAACTCCATTTTTATATTCTTGTTTATCATACATATTATTAGCTTTTAAATAGCTATCTAAATATTCTTTTAATCTTTCGGCTTTTTTCTTTTTGCTTGTTGCTCTATTTTCGTAATCTTGAGCTACTTCTTCTAATGCTTTAGTTTCTATTTCTAAATCTTTAATATATCCAACTATATTATTGATTTTATCAGTCAAAGCCATTTCTAAATTCTTTAAGTCTTCAGTTTCAAATAATATTTCTCCAGTTTCTTCATTAAAAGAATATCCTCTATCAATTACATCTTTAATATTTTTATCTATTTCATATAAATTCATAATTAATCCTCCTCTATTGAGTTACATAATTCTTTTACTTTTTCTTCTGCATATTCTCTATAATCTTGCGTTTCTTCTAAACAAACTAGCAAATCATCACTATTAATATATTTTTTACCCTTTATTTCTACTATACCATAATCAGTACTATTAGCTTGTTCTACTTCTCGTAATAGTTTAATATCATCTTCATCAAGTTCTATCACTTAACATTTTCCTCAATTCTTTTTTAAACTTCATTTTGTTTTCTCTATTTTGAATATCTATGTCATATTTCTTTTGCATTTCTTTATCTCTAAATACTAAATATCCACAATATGAGCATATCTTCTTTTCTCTAGTAGGCATTATATTAACTGTATGACCACATTTACAATAAAACCTATTATCATTTAACAGCTTTTCTTTTTTCTTTTCGTAGTTAAACATTTTCCATTCGTGATTGGTCATTTCGTGGTCGCTTATTCCACTTGAAACTCTAGCCACTTCTTACACTCCCTTTTTAATCCGTGAAATCTATCTATCATATAGTTAGTATGTACTTCCCATACAATGAAACAATTAAGTATATTATCTTTTTCTATTTTGAATTTCATATATTTAATTCCTTTCTTAATTCTTCTAATTCTTCATCAGTCATTTCATCTCTAGTTATGTTTTCATTTACCCATTTTGGTGTTTCTACTTTAGGTTTGTTTTTAAGTGGATAAACACTTTTCCAACTATTTACTAAAGCTTCCTCTATCATCTGCATTTTAATATCATCAGTATAAGGTTCTAATTTCTTTAATAAAGATTTAATAGCTCTATCAGTATTAATAGCTTTAATCCTTTTTCTTAACTTAAGATATTCAACAAATAAATCGTTTAGTTCGCTATTCTCATAATATATTATATTATAAATATTTAATTTATTATTATTCAATTTATTATTATTTAATTGGGTAGGATTTTCTATCGGTTGAATTTCTAGATGTTGAATTTCTAGGGGTAGATTTTCTACCTCTTGTTTTTCACCCTCTTGTTTTGGTTTTTCATATACATCATATATATATTCAATTCTTCCTGTTTCAGTAGCATTAGGCATAAGTTTAGTTACTTTTAAATAACCAAATTCTTTTAATTCCGTTAATGTACTTTTAATAGCACTTTCGTTTTCTTTATTTATTGCTACTAAACCACCTATCGAATAATCCCAATCATCAGGCAAACTTAACATTTCGCTTAATAATCCTTTAGCTTTAAGCGACATTTTTTTATCTTTTAAATGCGTTTTACTCATTACAATATAATCTTTATCTTTGTTTACTCTAAATGTCGCCATTATTCTTTACCTCTATATTATGTATATTAGGTATTATTCCTAATAAATAATATTTATAATCATTCCACTTATTACATTCTTCCCATACATCTACAAATTCATTAATGCTTTTAGCTATTAAATAATTATTAGCATTACCATTTTGAATAATAGTTGTAATTTCAGTATTAACCTCTCCTACATAATTAAGGTTAGACAAAGTTCTATGATATTCTTGATGTAATTTTTTAGGTAACATAACTAAATTATTGATATTATTATTATCTCTATTCAAATCTATATGATGTATTTCATATCCTTTTGGTATCTTTTTATTTGTTAATTCTTGGTAGTATTTTCTATAATCCATATTTATTGCTCCAATGCGTCTAGTGTAATTCCTAATAGAATAACATTTATCATCATTGTTATAAATCCATACCAAGTATATGAATAACCAACACATAACTTTATAACATCACTTATTAATACAAAACTCAAAACCCCTATAATAATCATTAATAATACTTTTTTCTTTGTATTCATTTTTCTCTCTCCTTATGTTAAAATGTTTTCAGAAGCTTACTTAAGTTTCTTTTTCTTTTTTTATTAATCTACCTTTTTTCTATCTAGTATTATTTGTCTAATATAACTAGCTAGTGAAAGCTGTCTTTTTTCTGCTTCTTTTGATAGTTCTTTTTTAAGTTTGTCACTAACAAGTACGTGAATGTAAACATTCTTGTCTTCTTTCATTGTTTATCTCCTTTCTATGATATTATTATATAACAAGTTTAATATTAAATAAATACTTTTTTAACTTCTTTACGTAATTATGTGTAAATTTTATTTAACATATACGTTAATAGTTCCTTTCATCTTTTGAGGTTTGATAGGTTTCATAGTTTTAAAGCTAACACCAAATTGAGTAAACTCTTTGTTGATGATGTTAGTTTCTACTACTTCCATTTCATCTATCTCTTTGCCTTTCGGCAAAAGGGTAAATGGTATAGTAGGTTGACTCAATGGTCTACCGAATAGAACTATATCATAACCCTTGTATTGTTTTCTTAACTCCTTTACTTTCATTTTACCCTCTTATATACTTGTTTCTTCTTGTTCAACTTTTTTGTCTTCGTTGAAAGTTCTTGGGTGTTCAGTTACTTCTATTTCTTCTATTTCTTCATAATGCTTTCTTATAATGTATCTAATGTCATTAATTTCGGTTTGACTTATTCTTCTTGTAGTTCCGTCTTTATAGTGTCTAGTAATGTCTTTCCTTTGTCTTGCTGTATAAATTCTATTAATTGCTTTCTTTACCTCCTCAATAGTTTTAAACTCACTTGTAAAATTATCTTCTCTTCCTGCACTAACTCTTATTCTGCATTTCTTTCCTTCCTCATTTGTTATTTCTTCAATAGCTGTGTAGTAATTATACTTTTTCATATTATCCTCTCCTTTTCTTACTACAATATTATTATACTACTATTTTAATACATTGTCAAATTTATCTATTTTTGTTAATTGTCTAATTCCCTATTTTATTGCAATAATCTACTAAATCTAAATAGTCTTTTCTCACTTGTTTGTCCCAAGTAGTAAGACATACCCAAGAGTACTTTTTTAATTCAGCTATAAACTCGTTTCTAGTTGTTTCTATCATTATGTCAAACCCAGTACTTTCATCTAACATATAGTAGTGTTCGTTTTCTATTCTTAATACTTCTCCTCCGTCTAACATTAAATGTTTCATATTGTTTCTCCTCTCTATATAATATATTTAGCTTCTTCTATATCGCCATTTAACCATTTGTAAGTCTTATATATGTGCTTTCTTCCTTCGTAAATTCTTTCTTTAGTTGCTATACAAAACTCCTCGTTTAACATTGGATACCAACCCATAAATACATATCTTCCATTTATTTTAGTAAACATTTGGTATCTTTCTTCGCTATCGTTTATATATTTCATTATTCATACACCTCTATTTCTTTTACATAATACTCATTAATACAACCTAACACTTTATCTTGATTTTCAAGAACTTTTATAAATTTTTCAGCTTCTTCTTTAGTATTAAATACTTCTATAATATAAGGTATTACCTCTCCTACTATTGCTATCATATATTTCTTCATATTAATTTCCTCCTTCTATATAACTTTGTGCTTTTGCTATTGCTACTTCTAATCCACATCTTGTTGCTAATGTTTTATCTCCTACCCAAACTTGATAGTGTTTATTCCAATTATTCCAATCACTATTACTCATCAAACCAAATTCTTTACCTTTATATTTTAATATAAAAGAATATCCGCTATCTCTTACCACTTCAATATGTTGAGCTTCTAAAAACTTGTTAAACCTTTCTTTCATTTCTTTTTCATATTTTTGTCTTCTTGCTATTTCTCTTTCAATCATTTCTTTATTCATATTCTCAATCCTTCTTTCCTTTTAGAAAGGTCTTTTTGTTCCTTTCTTGTATATTATTTTACTACTATTTTAATACTTTGTCAAATATAAATTAACACATTTTTAATATTTTTGTAAATTTCTTTATAAAACCCCAATAAATTGGTATAATTTTAATGAGGTGTACTATGAAATTTAAAAGTAAAAAGCTAGCTAAATTAGAAAAGGGAAGGTATTCAGTATTTACAACTAATTTAGATAAGTGCTATTTTTGCCCTAATCCTAGACAAGACCTTCACGAATTACTTGCAGGTCGAAATAGGCTTAATTCTATTAAGTATGGTTATGTATTACCTGTATGCAGAAGATGTCACGATATAATACAATACGATAATAAGTATAAACAAATGTGCCAAAGGCATTTTGAAAGAGAACATACTAGAGAAGAATGGATTAAGATATTCTATAGAAATTATTTATAAAAAAAAGACTAGTTAATTCTAGTCTTTCTTTTTGCTTTAATAAGCATAGAGGTCTACTGCGTGTCTTTATAGACACTATACTGATAATACCTTTTAAAGGGTAGCAACCTATAGAGTCGCCAGTATTACCAGTATACTATCTAAAAATAGATAGTATAGTCATCATAGGATTGAGACTGCACACTAACGCTTTACCTCTTGTGTGAGCTTGGGTACTTTAATAGTACCTTAAAATAGATATAAAACTCCAGCGTCAAAACCAAACGACATTTCTTGCTTTTATTTCATATCTACTTTAAGCTACCAATAATTTAATCTTGGTTAATTATACTTTCCCTAGACATACTGATTTGTATAATTAAGCTCGTATGTCAGCTCCACCACACCACTACTAAATTATTAAATAGCAACAAGTAACCGTTATACTATCTCTACCATAGTATAAAATAAATTGTAAATCTCTACCATTCAGGGGATTAGTCCTATGAGAAGAGATTTCGGTACTAATTAGTACCATAGAATAGATAAATTTGGCACACCGACTAGGACTCGAACCTAGACCTGTAGTTTTGGAGACTATTATTCTACCTTTAAACTATCAATGCAGAAATAATTTTATCTACTCTATGCTACTAGGGAGATTAACTCCCAATAGCACCTTTGAAAACAAATTAACTTTGTATTAATGAGAGGATTAATACTACTTAATTATATCAAAATTTAAACTTTAGTACAATAAGTTTTAGAATTGTCCTTTATACATATATAGCCACTATAGTTCTTTGCCCAATAAGAACTTCCACTTTTAACTACATCTAAAGCTGTAAAGTTAGTACCTTTTTTTATTACAGCATTATCATTAGCCTTTTGGCTTACTAAAGCCTTTTTCATAGTACTAGTGCAATCTTTTACCTTTACTATAGCTCCATTAGGACTTTTTCTTATATTCATATTGTATTTTGTTTTATATACACCTTTTTCAGGAGCTTCTTTATAATACTTTAACTTACTTCCATAAGTTTTAATAGTATTAGCAGAAAACTTTTGATAAGGATATAATTCAAGATAATCTATAGGATTAACCCAATTATTTACACCATAAGAGAACGTATCACCTTTATATAATCCAAAATGTAAATGAGGTGGAACTTGTTTCCAATTACCGTCTTCATCTTGATAATAGCCTGTATGTCCCATATTACCTATATATTGGTTTCTATCTACACTCTCTCCTTCTCTTACTACTATTTTAGACAAGTGTCCGTATTCACTAAAGAAACCATTATTATGTTTTATTATAATTACGTTCCCACCTGTATGTTGATGTTGAATTGAATGTACTTTACCTTTTTCTACACTATATATTTTAGCTGTAGTTCCACCATATAGTAAGTTCCAACCTTCATCTATACCTGAATGTTTATCTTTGCCTGTCTTTTTAAAACCTTGCTTAATTCCGTTATATACTAAAGGATATTGCATATTATCCCTCCTTTTTTGTATCAAATAGTTTGCCACCTACTAGATAAAATCCTATTATTCCAGTAATGACTACTATACTATCAGTTACTTTTTCTAAATTCCAACCCCATATAGGTGAAAGACCCACTATGATTGCATTAATCATAGCAAGTACATTCATCACATATTTACTTATTTTTTTTACCTTTTTCATATTATACCTCCTTTAACATAGTACTATCTATTATGAATGGTAAATCATTATTTTCTTGAGTTATATTTGTTTGGCTATTTTTTGATTTAGCATTGTAGAATGCTTCTAATTGTTCTAGTAATGGTTCGTAAGTTATTTTGGTGCAAGCCGAATTTAAAAGTATGTAATAAAAGACTATATTATTGCTTGAAATCCAATTTTTAAAATCCTCTATCGTATTAGCAATCGAAGACTTTATAGTGAAACCAATTAAATCGTGCCCCGTAGCTTCATTACCATTGTAACCCAAGAATGTTCCGTCTCTTCCTAAACCACCAAATACAAAACGATTTGTCTTCCAAAGTTGGCTTGTTTGGAATTTATTATATAAACCATTAAGTTTAAGTGGTAATGCTCCAACAAAGAAATCCTCTGTTGTAGCTCCACTCCTAGTCCACCCGTTTTCAGTTCCATTTAATATAGCTTTTCCTATTTGGCTATACTTATACCATTCTCCGCTTCCGTATGGTTCGTATGGTAAAGCTGTAGTGCCTTTTTTAAGCATAGGTTTAAACACCACATTATTTAGCGTTTGCCCATTTCTTACAACTATACGCGTTTTGAATATAAAAGCTCCTGGTATATCTTGTGTCATTCCCGTCGTTGTATTTGCGGTACTAAAATTGTAAGCGTCCCAACTTGTTCCGTCTACGTGTCTTACGTCTGCGTACAAAAAATATGTTGTACCACTTTCCCCACTAGGCACACTATCACTAAATGTATAAGTGCCAGCTGACAATTCAGTATAATCAGCATTAATGTATATAGATATAGCACTTGTGGCTGTTCCATTTGCTGTTATTGAGCCGTCACTATTACGAGTGAAAGTAACTCCATTTGATACTGTTCCACTTGTTCTTATTATATCACTTGTAGGAATTAAATTTTTACCACTTGTTTTTAAGAAATAATCTTTATATGTATTAGAGTCACATAATTCTATTGGTGTAGTACCATAAGGAGTATATGAATTGGCCTTTGAACCTACCTCAAATTGAACATTAGTTGCAAAATTAGTATGATAACCAACTCTTACGTATTCACAATTAGTTGGGAGTGTAATAGTTTTAACTTTATCAACGGTATATAAAAAAGATAAGTAATTTTGGTTTTCATCATAATAACTGATTTTCTCCCAAGCATTGCTTTGCTCTTGAACTATATCACAACTAAAAGTATATTTGTTATTAGGATTTACTTTAATATAAGTTGATGTTTTTACATTAGTATTGGCTAGTTCGGTTCCGTCATCAGCTATTAGTACATTCGTAGTTGTATCATTATCAAATAAATTAACAACTCCTAAATTGATAGGGTATGAGTCGCTAGAATATGGCTCCCATTCCGTAGCACTTGAGTTTCTTTCTATCATTGGTGTTAGAATTACATTACCTGTTGGAAAATCAGTTATACTTTGCACCCATATTGTTAACGAGTAATTTGTTTCTTCATTTATAGTAAAAGTTTTTGTATTGTCATTTTTTCTAATAGAATATTGGTCGCTATCGCTATGATAAAGAGTTAATCTCAACCCATCCTTATTAAGATTATCAACACCGCTAAAAGTATATGTTCCAGGAGATAATGTTATATTAACTTTTTTATTCCAACTTGTTGACGTTGGTGTACCTGTTGCACTTATAATTCCGTTGTTATTAGTAAAAGTAACACCTCCACTTGTATAATTTGTAAAAGAAGATAAATCTAACAAATTTTTTTCTACAACTTTAATAGTATTATCCCCACTAACAACGTGAATGTCTTCGGGGTATTCTGGTCGAGGTACTACGCCTCCCGTATATGGTTCATAAGTTGTTTTATTATCACCACGTTCAACCATTGGATACATTGTTGTATTCATAGTTTGTCCGCTAATAACTCTTATAAATATTCTAAATGTATCGCCCGTTTCTACAATCATTTTTCTTCCTGTGTCTACGAAACTACCATAATAATAGATACTACCATTTCTATTCATAACGGCAAACAACATATAAGTTTGCTCACTACCACCTGAACACCCACTTAAATTGTAAGTACCTGTTGTCAATCCAAAATCGACATATTGACTTGCGGTACCGACAAAATAATAATCGGTATTTGTTGTTGCGGTTCCTCTAATGGTAATTGATTTATCATCATTAACAGTAAATGTTAATCCATTTATTGTTTGTGTTGTTTGGTTGTTTGGGAGTAAGTTTTTACCCGTAGTAGTAAACTGATAAGTATTACCATTTAAAATATTTTTCATAGGAGCTTCTAAAGTGGGTGATAAAGATATATCAGCCCCACTTCCTGTTACTTTCTCCCAATTATTCCATATTTTTTCAGTTCCATTGTTCATATAATCTATTAATCTATTTTTTAATTGAGCGTTAATATTAATTATATTTTTATCAATATGTTCTCTTGAAACACTTCCGTAAGTAAATACCCCAGTTCCTTTATTTGTATAAAAATTGCCCTCGACTATATCATATAAGCCTACAACATTATCACTATTTCTATAGCAAGGAATAAAATCTCTGATTAATCTATCGTATTCGTATAGTTTTAATCTATATAATTTGGCGTGAGCATAATTCGCTAACGTTCCATTATTATTGTTTGCAAATAATGTCAAATTAACTGGAGTAGAATAATCAACTAAAGTCACCTTGTCTATATATTCATCATTAACATAATATTTATCTTGATTTTTTGTAATTTTTGTTTTGGTAAGCGCCAACCCTGAAAAAGCCAAACTTCCATTATTATAACCTAGATACCCATAACCACTAGAACCCCAACCTAAGTCAAATCTTCTAGAGCTTGAGTTTTCTCTTGCTGATAATAAGAAGTTAAAATCAAATAAATATGTTGGAGCAAATTCAATTTCATAATTAGTAGACAATCCATAAGCTTTAACTCCAGTATCTATATATTGTGTACCACTACTTTGAATATAATCAACTTGAGTAAATTCATTAGGAAGTGTATATATTTGAGCTCCTCCAACTTCTAAAGTATCGTATACATTTCCAACGTGAGTATACATTTCATTTATTCTATCAGCTATAGCCATTAAACACCACTTCCTACATCTAAATTATCTAATAAGGTTTGTATATCTCCTATACGAGCATTTAATACATTCTCAAGTGTCCCTTTAGAAATAACGTGATTATTAGACAAATTAGGGTATTGTGCATAAGTATAAGAAATTGGTGTAAGAACTCCATTAGTATTTAAAGATAATCCATAAGCATTAGTTTTGATTACCCCACCTTTGCTATCGGTTGCATAATCCGTATTCTTTACATAATCAGTCAAGTCTACTTGTACTCCAATCTTTCCAAGTAATTCCCAAGCTCCATTTATGTATACATATTCAGCATAATTGTTTCCAGTTACATCAGGAGTAATAGGTACTAAATAGATTGTATCATCACTACCAGTTGGAGGTAATTGGTCTACAATTTGCATTTTGATAGCTCCTGCGTCACCCTTTTCTCCTTTGTCACCTTTTTCGCCTTTTAGGTTATGGAAAGCAAAATCAAAGGTTCTATCACTTTCAGTACCTCCCATAGTTACCACTACATTTGGAGTACCTATTGTTTGGTCTACACTAGCAGTAGCACCACTTATAACAGCATTAGCTCCTTGATAAATGACTGCTTGATATTCGTTTCCGTCTCTATCGGTAATTGTTACATTATATAAGTTTTCTCCCTCTTTTACTTTTATGTTTACGTTTTCTGCACCTGTTACAGCTTGTTCAATTTCTTCTCCCCATTGATTAATTTGATTTTCATAACCACTCATTACTAGATTAGCATTTTCAAGCCAATTCTCTATAGTTGTAGGCATTGTACCACTTCCTACATCTAAAGCATTTAATATTTGTAATTTAGCTATTCTACTATGCCATACTACGTCATCTTCATAAGTTATTAATAATTGGAACTCTAACTCATTTGTAGAAGCTATTTCTCTAGTAATAACTAAATCATAACTATTTTCTTCTGCATTTTTAGTTAAAGGAAAAGCTACTTTTTCGTTATTATCATCTTCTAAAGTAGTAAGTAAAGAACCAACTCCGTCAACAAACTCATCAAATTTAAAACGTAAAATATCAAAGTTATTATCGTTTTTAATTGCTAAACCTAATGTATCTAAAGTTCCGTTCTCTAGTATTCTACTATCTCTATAAACTTTTATTGTCTTTATCATTTAAACACCTCCTAGTCCGTTGTTTTTGTGTACTCTAAAATTAAAAAACTATAGTTGAAAGAACTTCTATCATTATGAGTAGTTATATATACATTTGTATCCGTTGCACCACAACTTATCTCGGCACTTGGTGTGCTATCCGGAATAGTTAAGGCTCTTTTATCACTTGTTCTAACAGCCATACCTCTGCAATCTGTAGTTATATCTAAGTTTTGTATATTGTGTGCCACGTCTTTATTTGCATTGTTTGGTAAAGCTCCACATTCAATTACTTTTCTATATTTTGGTTTGCCAAACCAAGTTCCTACGACTTGTTCAGTAGCTGAATATTTTGAAATGTCTTTATATACTATAGCTTTTGTTTCACCATTTTGAACTATAGGTATTAAATCTTCGCTATTTATTGTTGTTGCTAAGTTCAGTTCACTAATCTTTACTCCGTCTTCCATTACTTACCAATCCTTTCTTTTAATTCTTCTATTTCTTTTTGCTGTTCTTTAACAGCTTGCCATAATACGCTTATCATTGAATATAAATCAGCTCCGTCATTATCATCTGACGTTACTTCTTTACTATAATTATATTTATCACCTATAACAAAACCTATATGTTTTTTTATATTATCTTTTTCGTATTTATAATTAAATTTATAGATGTCCGTATCTTTAACAACTTGTAAACCATTGCTAAATTTTTCTATATTTTTTTTATTTTCTTCTAATGAAGGATTGACCGAAGTACAAGTTATTACTCCATTTGTACCATTTGCTTGTATAGTTAATGTTCCACTTGCATTATAAAGCTGTAAAACTCCACCTATATCGCTTGAGCCGTCCATAATTCTTGCATATAAAGTATTATTTCTATAACAAGAAAATGCTCCTGCTCTTTGTCTAGTGAAATAATGATGATTATTACTATCTGCGTGAACTTCTACACCTTTATTTAGACCGTCTGGAATTGTAATATTCCCACTTGTAACGGTTACGTTGCTCATAGTAGCTTGATTACAATTCATATTTCCGTTTGTATCAACACTAAAATTCGTACTAGCAATATTAATAATATCGCTTGTTAAATTTATTGTTTTACCTTGCAAACTTATTTTATTTGATTGAATTGCGATTTGTTCAGGACTTAAATTAATAGCACTTATTACTTCGTTACTATCTACTTTTTGCCCTACTTCTAATGATATTTGTCCTAAATCTTTTTTAACTTGTATATTCGCCCATTTCTCATCTTTATCGCTTAATCTACTAGTTACATATTTATCTTGATTTTCTTCAGGCTTTTCGGTGAATACATTTTCGGTCAAGCCTTGTTCAATATTTATTTCATCATTAATCATAATACAATCATACTCATTATCTCCTATTATTACTTTATATTTATCATAGTAATCTAAATAAGTAATTCCAGTTGATGAATATTCATTCAACGTATAAGTCATACCATTTAGTACATCAAACATTTCTTGAAAATACTCATCTCTATCATTATCTTCTAGTAAAGGATTATCTTTTATTTTTATTTGTGTTACTCCATTTTGCTCTATTGATGTTTCATCTTTTATTTCCACTACGTCAGTATCTTCACTTCTTGAGAACAAAATTGAATTAATAGGTCCATATACTTCGTTAAATTTGACATTGGTATCTTTAAATGAATTTTCATCTAATGTTAAATCAGTATCATTAGGCCACATAATTATAAAGTCATTTCCGTCCATATATGAAGAACAGCCTGTTACTTCGGTTATAAAATCTAACACATCTCTACAAGTAATATCTAGTCCACTAAAAGGGTCATCATATATATCTCTTTCAGAGTTTGGAAATTCACTAACTCCTATTCCTAATCCACAATACTCTAAAACATTATTTAGAACGTCATACAAGGTTGTTGGATAGTCATTAGTATCTTTATAAGGTATCATACTTTTTAACATCATATCGTAGGCTTTATAGCTGTATGTTTGTGTATCTTCGTTATACTCTTTTTCATTTACTATAAAAGTTCCATAGTCTACATATTCATATTGACCATTAACCTTTAAACCAAATTTATAGCTAACTAAAGAACCTATTTTCATATCCTGTCTTACTTCAAAGTCTAATTCTTTCATCATAGTTTTTAATAAATCGCCGTGAGTAATAATTTTAACTGAATATATATCTTCTGCTGTTATATCAACATAAGAAGTATTTTTTATTTGTTCAGTTAATATCTTTTGCCCGTCTTCAGTTAATATATATTTATTATTTTCAGTAATAACTTGGTAATGGTTATAATATCTAATAATAGAGTCGATTTCTCTACCCATTTCTTTTATTTGGTTTTTATAACCTGTACTTACTTGCTTCATTATGTCCTCCTACTTCTAGCAATAAAACTTATTTGGAAACTTTCGTTTGCATAGGCAACATTTGAAAATATATTTTTATTAGTAGTCGCCCAGTCCCCTGTGTAAGTTGACATAGTTGTCATTGCTTTTTTATAAGGGTCATAATATGTAGTAGTTTGAACAGCACTATCTAAAATAGGTACAAGATATTCTAATTCAGCTTGATTTAGTTCTCTAAATGTTAATCTTAATTTAGGAAATATCCCTATTAAAGTTCCTGTTTGAGTACCTGCTAAATTTCTTCCACTATCACTACTCCATAGTTTGTTATATCCATATTCTACTTCAGTTAAGTACTGCCCCATATTTACACCATTTATAATTAATGAATTTTTATCAATATACATATCATCACCTATTTCTTAAAAAGTTGTCACTATTATTTAATTGACTTACTTTTCTAGCTATTGTTCTTCCGTCTAGTTTTGTTTCATTAGTTAAGTTAATAGTTATATATCTACCTATAGTAGAACCAAGTTCTTCTAATAATCTACTATCACTTAATGGTAATACAGCTTCTCTACCTACTTCACCTGCTATAGCTCCTCCAATAGGTACTCCTCTACCTGGATTATTTAAGATTGTACCTTTTGCAAGTTTTGGTATTTCGGAAATTTTAAAACCAAATTTTCCTCCACCTATTACTGGAACCCAATCAGGAACATCTATTTTAATTTTGTTGATACCTTTAATTAATTTATTAATACCACCAATAACTAAATTTAATGGAGCTTTTATGACACTAAACAAGCTATCAAAAGTTCCTTTAAATATTTGTTTAAAACCTGTCATAACTGATTTCCAATCGCCTGTGAATATTCCTTTAATTACATTCCAAACACCTTTTATAGTGGTTAAAATGCCATTAAATACACCTTTTGCTGTATCCCACATTACTTCAAAAGGCAAAATCATAATACCTATTAAGGTAGTAAATATACCATTTAAAGTAGTAAGTAATCCTTGTATTAAAATTATTATAATACCTACAAAAGCCTTTATAGACTCCCAAATAGGTGTTATTACATAATCATAAATAAATTTGCCTATATCTTTTAACCATTTAGATATAGTGTCCCAATTATCTGCTATAAGTTTAACTGCTAGACCTACTATTACAACTAATAAACCCCACCAGTTACCCATTATCATCATTATTCCACCAATAACTACAGCTATATCGCCTAATATATTGACGAAATTTTGCCAACTAGGGTCTTGTATGAATTTGACTATATCGGTTATAAGCATTAATACTCCACCAATAACAGCTCCTATTCCTAATCCAAGTAATACACTAGCATTTTGAGTTATTAACAAAAATGCACCTGCTACTAATCCTGCATATAACAATACTTCTTTTAACCATTCAGGTAGTTCAGGTATTATTACTTTATCAAATTTAGGCATATCAACGCCTCCACCACTTGCTCCTCCACCTGAAGTAGAATTATCAGCAAGTATGTTCATTTCGTCAAACCCTGCTAGACTTTTCTTAATGTCTTTAGCACTTTTACTAGCACCTTTCATATTTTTGGCAAATTCTTTAGGACCTGCAAATAATTCTTTGCCAAATAATGCTTTAGTAATCATATTAACAAATTGTAAAATTGTATAAACAGCATTAATTATAAACTTGACTATTGGTGCTATTGCATTGGCTAAAGTCCACCTAATATATTCTATTTGGGAAGCTAAATTTTCATCACTTTCTGATAAAGTTGACATTGCTTGTCTAACAAACATATAAGCACTACGAACACCAAATACAGCTAACCCCCATTTAGTAACTTTCTTTATTATTCCGTCTAAACTTAAATTAATACCACTAAAAGTATCTTGTGACTCTAGGTCTTGTTTCTTTTCATATAACCCTACTAATTGGTTCTTTGTTTTTTCTATTTCTCTTTGTAATTCTAAATAATCTTGAGTACCTTCTTTAGGTGCTATGTTAGTATCATTTGCTGTAGACTCTAAATCATTTAGTTTTCTTTCTAAATAATCTATTTGGCTATCAAAACTTTTAGTGTCTAATTTAGTTCCTATTGTTACATATCCGTCCATAAATTACTCCTTTCTAAATAAATTATCATAGAAGTTTTTGGCACTTTCTTTTTGAGATGTACTTTGATATACTTTCTTTTTCCTTTTCAAAGCCACGCTTTGTTTTGCCTTTCTCATTTTTTCTCTTTCTTTAAGGTCTTTTATATCGCTTAAATTGAAGTTTCTTATATTTCTAATTCTATTTAATATACAACAATTACCCATATCACTATTAGATAGTCCATTTAATAACTCATAAAACTCCCAATAGTGCATATCTTGAGCATTTAAGTCTATATGATAATCGCTCATAAATGAAGCTTTTATATATGGCATATCTTGTATAAAATCCATATCTCTTTGGCTATTATTTGTATCTATATTTTCAACACCACAAGCTAAATATTTTTTTGCTTTTTCTAGCAATAATACTCTATTCTCAACATCATCTAAAGCTTCTTCTCCAAATAGAACATAAATAACAGCTAAAGCTCTTTCTACGTCACTTATACTTTCATCTTCTGCAATTTCGTTGCATTTTATAGCTGTTCTAAAAGACGTATTAATTTTATATTGTTTATCTTTAACTTTTACATATTTAGGATACATTATAACACTTCTTTATCCGTTCCTTTTTCAACAGCTTCTTTATATAATTCTTTGACTTTTGATGTAATATTATCCATAGTTTTATCAAAATAAGGAGCAATTTGTTTAGTAATTATATCATTTATCTCTTTAAAGGAAGTCCAACCTAATTTTCTACCATTAAGCAATTTATCTACTCCGCCTTCTCCTAAAAACATATCCAATACTTCTTTTTCCTTTTTAAAAAATTCATTAATTGTTTCTAGTTTAGCTTCTTCGTTTGAACTTAATAATTTCTTGCCTTTATGGTCTTGCTTTTTATCAATTATTAAAAATTGATTATTAAGCCATATTCTATTTTTCTTTTCTTTTTCCACTAATTCTTGATAACGAAGCAATAATGTTGTATCTTCCAAATCAAACTCTAATACGTTTCCTGTATCATTACCCTCGCTATCTTTAATTCCTAATCTTAATATATTATCTTTATTTAATTGAATATAATTGTCCGTCATTATTATTCACATCTCTCTTTCTTTCAATAAAAATAAGAGTAGGTGAATACACACCCACCCTTAAAGGTTTCTATAAACTTGTAGTTGGAGTAAAAGTAGGAGTTCCATTTGATATAGTTGAAGTTCCTACTGTAGGGTCTCCGTCAAAATATACTGTATATTCAATGCTATCACCACTATAAGTATTGATAGTAATAGTACATTCACTATATTTAGTTGGATAACTATTATTTGTTCCGTTCCAAGTGTCTATTTCTAATATATGAGATTTGTAACCAAGTACATCTCTAGCTTTCTCAACAAATTCAAATTCAGGGTCGCCTTTATGACAATTTTGAGTTACTGACATTTGTTTATCGTTTGAAGAATGTTTTGTATGAGCATTCTTTTCTATAATCCATTTAGTTCTATCAACTTGAGCATTATATTCTACATTTGCATTTCCGTCTTCAACACCTACACCTACTACTGCCCAAGTTGGGTTTGTAGCTGTTGGAGTAGTATCTAAAAAACGTACAAATTGTTTAGATATAATCTCATCTATTCCACTAGGAGTATAGTTTATATCTTTTCCGTCCATTTTTGTTCCTCCTTGTCCTTTAATAATCTTTCTATCTTAACTAGTTCTTCATATTGTAAAGGTTTTATATAGCCTAATTCATTCAATTTATGAACTTGCTCCATATTATCTACTTTAACTTCTTCATCTTTTAAATAAGGTGTTCCATTAAGGATAAAATTAATTCTAGCTATTATTTTCATTTATTCCTCCCAATATGTTATTTGTATTTGTATGTCAAATTCTGCTGTGTTTGTTTCTGCATAATTCATAGTAGCACAATTCAAGCATTCAATACTTTTAATATTATCTATTTCAGGCAAAATGCCATTTTTATTATTAGTTTCTATTGTCGCTTCAAAATCTTCAAAAAAACCCATATTTTTTAAGTTACATATTGTATCTTGACTATAGCTTAATCTACTTCTAAAAGAATAAACATCTCTCTTTTCTTGAGTACCTATAATCCATTTTGTAACAGTCTTTTGCATTGGTATTTTATCAAGTGAATAATTGTTTACATCATTAGACAAATTGTTAGCATTAATCTCGTATTTAGTGTTTTGAGTAAGAGAGTTTAAAACACCTATAAGATATGCTCTTAATTTTGTTATACGTTTATCTTCGTATGTCATCTTCCACCTCTATCTATAAAATTTTGTACTTCTCTAACTACATCATTCATTTCGGCACTTACCATTCTATTATCCCAATGGTCACCAGTTCCTGCTGTATGATATTGAATATTCTTACCAGTATATTGCTTATTAGGTCGAGAATAGTATCCTACTGGAAAAGGCACTCCTTTTTGAAATATAGGATAATTAGGACCCATTACTCTACCTTCATATTGATAATGAGCATAAGGACTTTGATATGTAATAGTATCAGCACTTAATTCCACATTAGAAGCTAAATCACCTGTATCTCTAGGCACATATTTATCCATATGATTATAACAAGTTTGTGTAAAGAACCTTTGGACTCTACCATTAGGCTCAATACCAAGTCTTGCTTTTATTTCAGAGATAGGTTTTAATTTCATTATTTACCTTCTAAATGAACGTGAGGAGTATTACCAAAAGTATTATTTGTAATACTTGTTAATAAATATACCTCTTTGCCACTTAAATCTTCTTGACAATCTATATCTATATTCAAATCACCTTTAACAAGTAAATCTCCTATAGATATATTGTCAATATTTATCTCATTTTCGTCATATGGTATTCTAACAATCGCATTATTTTGATATTGCAATCCTTTGTTAGTACTAGAACCTAGTCCACCAAAAAACCATACTTTCTTATAATTATATCTTATCCATTTAGCCATATGATTATCGTCTATTGTTTTATGATACAATGTTAGACTATTATTAGTTATCATTTAACTCCTAAATATAAAATAGATGTTCCGTTTACTACAACGTGCATTAGATAAGAAAACATATAGTCTTCTAATTCTGCTTGTTTATTAGTCATAACTTGAGATACTTCAGTAGGTGATAAATATGTAACACTATATCCGTCAATATTTTCACTTGCTACATTAGATTTATTCTTAATTACAGCTTGTTCAATACTATTCATCATAGCATACATACACATCTTGACCTCTTGAGGTATAACATCTATTCCTTTCAATCTATTTTGGGTTCTTGTGTCAATTATTTTGCGACACTCAAATTCTAATATATTAAAAGGCATTATGTCTAAAGTGCCACCTAAAGACTTATATTCTTCATAGTTTAGGTAATGTTCACTAAATTCCATAAATGCCCTCCTTTATTATAGACTAGTTGTTCCTTCAGGTTTAAGACTTGCAAATGGGAAACGAGTTTCAGTTTCATCAAGTGCGTTAACTGGGTTAGGGATTTCCCAACCTAATCTCATCTATTTGTTATCGTATAAGCTCTTTATCTCATACTTCTTATAGTTTCCTATAAGTCCAGACTATATCTTCACCCTCTCTTACGAGTAGGGGTTCGGCACTCGTGGGTATATTATATTCTCTTTCGAGTTTCAATACCTAGTCGTTGAGCCTTCATAAGTCATTTAAACTTATGCTTGGTTGCTGATTGCCTTGCTATTTCTAGTTTAGGGTTCCAGCAGTTCACCGAATATCAATTTTTACACTTTACTAGCTTACAATCTCTTGTAAGGTTGTCCTGAGTTTAGTTAAACAACACGTAAAGCAACCATATCATCTTGTGCAAGATTATATAAAATACTTCCGTCAGTTGGGTCTTGGATTACAGCTTCAGTTAATACTTTATAAGTAATATCTTGACGAATTTGGTAAACAGCTTGTGAGAAATCACCTGCTATTAATGTTGATTTGGTTTTATCCCAAACACCATTATCCATAAATTCACGTCTTACACTACCAATTTCAGTAGTATTTAATGGTTGTCCTGTAGTATCAGTCATCATACGGAATTTACCTTTTAATCCAACTCCACCAAGGATACCATTAACTTCATAACCACTTTCTTCAACTTCAGTCATAACATCATTTATATCACTATATAAATGTCCTGTTTCATTTACTTCTTTTCCTACTGCAATAACACTAGGTACAAGTCCTGCTCTCCAGTCAGTTGGTTTATCAACTCCAAAGAACATAGCATTGTCTATTTTCTTTGCAAAAGCCTCTTCAACTCTTGGTCTAACTTCTGCCCAAATATCTATTGAGCTGTCATTTAATACGTTTTCTTTGATTGGAACTATTACTGCCAATTCAGCAATATTAATATATTTTTTGTCCCAAGCAATTTTTGATAAATTTTTACGTCCATTATCAGTACTTTCGTCTACGAAATAAGCTACAGGTAAAGTATCTAATACTCTTAATTTAGTTTTATCACTAGTAGCATTTGGTAAACGTCTAAATAATTGTAATGCTTTAGATTTTTTAATTGTACCCTCAAATATCTCATTTGCTACTTGAGTTTCAATTAAAGCGTCTGCGTCACTTCTTGTAATCATACTCATTTTTGTTAATTCCTTCTAGCCTCTATGATTAGTAAGTATCTCCTTTTATTTAGTGCTACTTCTAATAATATCATTCATAATATCATTAGTTGTAGGCTCTTTAGGTGTTCCACCATTTAAACTTGGTGATGTTTGTACTTTCTTAACTACAGTATCTCCAAAATATTGAGGATTTTCTTTCTTATAGCCTTCTAGTACTTTCTCAAAGCTATGCTCATCATCTACTTGTGACATAACTTCGTTTGTAACAAATTTACTAAACTCTTTTTTTACGTTTGAGGCACTCATTTGCAACTGGGCCTTCAAATCTTTGTTTTCATTTGTTACTTGTGAATAATTTTCCAAGGATTTATCTTTTTCTGCTATGGAACTATTTAACTCTTTAATATCATTTTCGTACTTTGAAATCATATCTTTGTACTCTTCATTTTTCTCTTTTAAAGATGTTAAAGCCTTTCCGTGTTCAGTCATAATAGCGTCAATCTTTTCGCTATCAATTTCTAACCCTTTCAAAAATTCTCTCATAAAAATATTTTCTCCCTTCGTTTTTTGTTCGTGGTCTCGTCCACGTGTGTTGAAAATAAGGTTCTAATGAACTCTACCTAAAGTATAAAGTATTATTTAAAAAATTTCAATACATTAAAAAAAGAGTATATTAACTCTTTTATTTTTTAGCCGATTTCTTTTTTGTAGTCTTTTTTGGTTCTTCTACTTCAGTAGTTTCTTCTTGTTTGACTTCTTCTACTACTTTAGCTTCTTTAACTTCAACTTCTATAACATTTACTACCACTTTGTTTAGTGGATTTTTACCTGTAAGATATTCAGCCATTTCTTCATCACACTCAAAAGTATCACCCACAAATAGTTTACCCTCTACGTTTCTTGCCTTTCTTACAATATTTGTTAATTTTGCAAATTCCCTCAAGCTAAAGTCTTCAGTTACTACACATTTTATCATCTTAACTCCTCCTTCTAATATTGTTGATAAATGTTATTATTAACTTTTTTAATACATTCTTTTACCCTTTTTTCTAATATAGGTATCATTTCTTTATGTTTTAATTGACTAATTAGCTGTAATTGATGTCCTATATGACACCAAGCACTTGCGTCCCAATATTTATTTCTAACTATTGATACACTATTTGTTACATTAGTCCTATTCCATACATAGCATACTACTTTTAAATTAACAACTTTATCTAAATCTACATTATCTGCTTGTCTATAGCTCCATACTCTATCTTCCATAAGTGTATCTTCACAAAAATATACTATCTTATCTTTTCTTATGACTCTCGCCCAAGCAGTACACCATACCTTATTATCACTTAAGAAAAACTCTTCATAGTTTTTATATTCGTGAAATTTAGTTAAGAACACTCCGTTTTTATCTATTAATTCTAATCCTAGCAACATCAATTCACAATTATACAACCTTTGATTAATAGTTTCCAATACTTTATTGTTTTTCCACCAATCATCACTATCTAAAAAACATAAATAATCAAAGTCAACATATTGTAAAGCATAATCTATTCCTACGTTACGAGAACCACCATTATATCTTTTACGTTTGTTTTTTATTAATACAATCCTATCATCTTTATAACTTTCTATTGTTTGTATGGAATTATCAGTAGAACAATCATCTACTATTATTAGCTTAAAATCTTTATACGTTTGATTTAATATACTTTCTATACAATTTCTTAAGAAAGTTTTTCCTTTATAATCTCCGTGGTCATTATTACAATTTGGTACTATAATAGCAAATTTATAATCTCTTTTATTAGGAATAACATCATAATCTTTTTCGTTAACATTGCTTTTCTTGATACAATTAATTTCGTATTCAGTTAAATTAATATCTACATAATCAATATAATCCTTATGCACACAATGATAGCCTGTTTGTCTTAATTCGTCATATGTTTCATTATCGTACACATAAAGATATTCATTGCCTTTTTTCTTTTTAACTAATTTATAATTGGTTTTATCTATAGCTATTAGCATAATATATCACCACCTAAAGTATATCATAAAAAAAGAGTGTATGAAACACTCTTATTTCACTAGCCATACATCTTCTACTTCTCTATCTCTACAATCAAAGGTATCGTAAATAATTCCGTTTTTAGAACAAGTTATGTGTCCTCTCATTGTTATTAATATAGTAGAGTTAGGAAACATAGCACTCACTTCTCCAACTTTGCCTTTTATATTATATAATCTTCTATAAGTCCTATCTAAATAGTTACGTACAAATTCTCTTTTGTCTAATAAAGTACCCTCATATTGAGCAATATCACTTAAATAATCATAAACATAATCCCAACTTTTGCCAGTTGCACAGCTTATACTTCTTATTACACAATCATCTTCATATCTATTTAGTGCATTAGCATTATAGTACTTATACATATTACATCATACTTCTTTGTAATGTTTCTCTTAACATTTGCTTTTGTTGTTCGCTATCAGCTTCCTCATATAATACTTTAATAAAATCTTCTAATGATTTAACCATATAGTGAAATGATTTATCAGTTTCTTCACTAGCTCCATATCTTGAGCGACTTTCCATATATCTTCCATATTCGCCACTCATTCTATCTAATGACTCGTCTCCTCTATATCTCATATCACGTCCTCTAGCTCTATAATTTTCATTATATCCTCTATAATTTCTATAATAATCTCCATAAGTATCATAACCTGGGCCTCTTCCGTTATAGTTCATTTCCATATCCTCCTTTGTCATATGTTTTATTTTAGATAACTTATACAATGTATCTAAATTGTTGGTATTTAAACCACTATCTAATATATTGGTAATACTTTCTTCCATTTTTTTAAGTAATTTTTCGTCCATTATTTCACTCCTTCCTTCAAGAGTTTTATTATTTCTTCATTTTGCTTAATAATCTTTTCAAAATATTCACTATCTTGTCTTTGTAATTCTTGCATTAAGTCACCGTTTTTAATATCTCTAAATAAGATTTGTAAACTCCACGCTTGTAATACCAAAGATAAATTATCAACATTACTACTTTTCATTAAGAAATCTTTTCTATACTTAAAGTAGCATTAGCTACAATAGGTGCTTGAGTATCTATTGCTGTTGCTGTTAAGTCAGTAAAGTCAGGAATACTTGGTACACTTCCAATACTCAAAGTAGCATTAGACCTTCCACATACTTCTATCGTGTTTTCAAAAGATATATTAAATACATCTCCAGCAGTTGTTATTGTAGCTATCATTGTAGTCCCTGGGACAACTACTCCGTCTTCAAACAAAGCAAGTGCTACTGGTGTTCCTGCTGTAGCTCCACTAACATTAGCGTTAAAACTTACTTCATATTTTGCTGTTCCATTACAATTACAATTACAATTCCCTAACACTTGATATAATGGGTTTCCAGTTTGATGACATAACCAACTTCTTGAATTATTTTGACAAGCACTTCTTGTTCTTATTGTGTCACTATTAAATATTAATTTTGCAGTATTACTCGTTAATGTTACTGGTAATTCTTGTATACTTTCTATCATATTATCATTCCTTTCTATATAAAAAGAGATAGAACCTGTCTATCTCTTTAAGTTAAGCAAGTTCTCAAATTGAGTTTGTCATAAGACTATATGCTATTAATTGTAAAGATAATTGCCATTGCAACCACAACCATTATTGTTGCAAGTAAAGATTGGTGTTCTTCCATATACTGGAGTACTTGGAACAGGACAATTATTCAAACGATTGTATAATTGGTCTACTTCATTAGCAAATCCTTGAGCTATGAATGAATTTTGAGCTACTTGAGAAGCTTGTAAGTCTTTCATAGAGATTTCTCTTTGAAGGTCAGCAATTCTATCGTTTTTAGCGTCTAATTGTGTTTTAACATTGTCTAATTCTAACTGACACAACTTATCCAAAATGGCCCTTGTATTATTTGTGTCATTAGTCATAATGTCTCTTACGCCTTCTGCTAAAGCATATCTATCGGCACAATTTTCGCTTAATATAGTGCTATTTAGATTAGCTATTCCTAATCTATTTTCACAGCAACAATTATCTAATCTACTTCCTATGTTATTAAAGCCTTGTAATGTAGATATTTGGCTATTGAACGCCTGTTGCATATTAGCTATTTGACGTGCATTGTTAGATACTTCAGCATTAGCAAAGCCATTATTAACAGCACTAACTACATCAGAAGTACTATTACATAGTTGATTAGATAATCCATAAATTCCGTCTCTTACACCTTCAATTTGGTTGCTTATATGTAATGAGTTAAATCCGTCACTTGTTTGGTTCATAATGTCTTTTTGTCCGTTTGATAACCAAGCATATCCGTTATCAAATCCATTATTACCAAAGAAGCCATTACCATTACCATTGTTGCCCCAAATTAGTGCTAGTAAAACAATTAGCCATATGGCACTATCGCCACCGAAACCACCAAAGCCACTACCACCAAAACCTCCAGTCATAACTGGATATGGATAGAAACCTGTACCATTATTAGTAGCAAGTTCAACAGTTGGTTGTATTCCACTTCCGTTCATAATATTCTCCTTTCTATTCTTTTTATATCAATGCTTTCGCTTGATACCTACTTTAATTTGTTAATAATATCGTCACCTATACCAAATTGTTTAGCTCTTTCAAATAGAGCTTGTTTTTGTTCAGGAGTATATTGACCAGTAATTTGTTTAAATATTTCTTCAGGATTACTTTGATTTTGTCTTGCTTGTTCTACGAACTTGAATACTTGAGGGTTCTTCGCCTTCAACTGGTTCATCATCATTTGAAGAAGTTGGTTTTGCATTTTGTATCATCTCCTTAATTGATTTAGTTAATTCATTAACTTGTAATTGCAAGTTTTCTATCATTAAATCCTTTTCATCTTTTTGCACTATTTCTTTTAATTCGTAAGCTTTTACTTCTCCTTTAGTGTTCTTAATCCATACAATGCTTAAATCTTTGCTAAAGTATGGAGTATCACCTACTACTATTTCTTTTTTTACGTCTTCCAAAGAATTAGCATACTTCATAGTTTGATTAGTCGGAGCAAGTTGAAAATTTTGAGTTAAATTGGTAGGTAAAGGATTTTGAGGTAAACTTTGTTTTAATTTTTCTAACTCTGCAATTTGACTATTAATTCTATCAACATTAGATTGTTGATTATAATTGTATGGATTGTTAAACATCTAAATCTCTCCTTTTAAGAAAACAAAAGAAGGAATAACATCAGCGTTTTAAACTTCATATTATTCCCTCCTTTGTAGCTCCATAATATCGAATATAAAAAATGATTGTCAGTCCTACTACAAATAAAAAAAGAGCATTAAATTTTTAATGCTCCTACCATATAATAATATACCTTATCTAGTATCTCTACTATTCTTGGATTATCTATATCAAATTCATCAACTATTTCTTTAAATGTTTTATCTTCTCTAAATTTTCTTTTATATAATAAATACATTTGTGTATCTACTTCTTTAAGTCTTTCTTCAGCTTCTATTAAGTTCTTATCTATACCATTAAACTTAATATACTCTATTAGCTTTTCGT